ATGTTGGCGTGGCTGCCGCGACGTATTCTGTTGCGTATGGTTTGTCATAAACAGATGCATCTGCCCAAGTTGTTCTAGCAAGTGATCCTGTTGTCCAAACTTTATCACCATAATTGTAAGTGACTACTCTATCTATTAATGTTGAGTTAGCTTTTGTATAAAACCAATTTATTTCTTGAAATAAACTATTATGACTTGCAAAAACTGTTTCGTCTTGATCGTAGTTTATACCTAAGTTATCGCCGCCTGTTGTAAATACAAAATCCTCAACTAAACTTGGCATAGATACAACCGTACCATCAAATGCAAAGAATCCTCCAGAATCACCCATCCAAAATACAATACCTTGTGCAAAGACTATTGCGTGTTGACCTAAACAACCACAATTAGAACCAACCTTTCTAATACTGAAAGTAAATGGAGGACCTACGAACTGCATAGAATAAGCAGCATCATCTGTAAGAATAAGAATGTAATCTTTTGCTCTAACAGCTCCTACAATTTTAGTACCAGCATCTAATCTAAATGTACCCGCTGTGTTTGTTGATGTTGGTGCATAAACTTCAAAGTCTTCTTGATCAGAAAATCTAATTAACATTTTATCTTGAACTGCTCCACCTACAGTCGTTGTAGTACCTAGATGAACAAGATGACGATCTCTGTCTGATACTATAGTCATAACAGATTTTTGAGGCATTGAAGCATTTATCACTGCTCTTGTAGTTAGCCCCGAATCTGGATTCCAAGTAAATGTAGGGCCATTATGCATAGTTGCTACTAATATTTGTCCAAAGTTATCTAATGACCAGTTTGCCGGATCTAATCTTATAGCAGTTTGAACTGAAGATGCTTCACCCCAACCAACATAAGTAGCAGCATCATAAACTATTGCATTGTCTGCGTGAGAGGCTGCAGCTGTGCCTTCGGCTCCTCTACCGCAAGTTAAAAATTGAGTTCCACTTAAACTAGCATACGTAATTAATTCTGAATCTATTAAAATAGTTCCTGATGCAGGAAATCCTGTAGTTGAGTCTACTGTAATTGTTGCAGTTGAATTATTTATTCCACCAATTACGTTTATTGCATTTTGAGTAACTGTTGAACTAAATCCGCCCCAGTTAAATGTACCATAACCATATCCGTATGTTTGTCCAAAGGGACCAAAATCAAAGTAAGGTGTGCAAGAGGCAGAACCGGAAGCATTGTTCGTTGAAGATGCGGCTGTTGGTAAAGTGACTGTAAAAGTGCTTGATGAAGGTGTTGTTATTACCTCAAATAAATTTGTAAAGTTTCCTGCAGTTGTTCCTGTGGGTGGTGTTACTGCGGTGAATTTAACAATTCTTCCAACAGTTAACCCATGTCCAGCTTTGTTAACAGTTAACGATGTAGAGCCGTTTAAAGTATTAAAGGTACAACTTGTTAAAACAGTATCGACTGGTGTAATATCGTAAAACGCACCTTCAAAATAAATAACTAATACTTTATTAGTGCCAATAGCTGAATAACGATTACCTTTAAGATCTGCCCATATCCATTGATTTCGTGCTGCACCGACTAGTGTACTTGATAATAACTGCTCCCAACCCCCTATCTTTTGAGGGCTTCCGTAACGAAAACGTACGTTATCTCCATCAATCCAGCGACCTTCTGCTTGGGATGCTGTATCTTGTTTATCAAAGCCTGGAGCTACGGGTATTTTTTTTAAAGGCATAGATCATTATACCTTATATTTATTTGATTATAAATAAGGTTAAAAATAATTAAAATTTATATTTATTCTTCCGGTGTTAGTAGTACAAGTTGAACTGTTGTGACTAACAGAAGAATCAAAAAATAAACCTCTATTTTCTACAGAATCTACTGTTATTTTTTTACTTAATCTTGTGAATCCATCATTAGTATTAACATAATACAAAAATCCTAAATGTTTGAAATTAAAATCTGTATGAGTATCATGTTCAAATATTTTAATTGTAGGTGGGTAAATATTTGCTTTTATTCTTATTAAAGATTTTAACTTTAATTTTTTAAGGATAGGAATCATTAAATCAAAGTAATAACTTTTATTTAATTCATTATTAAAAAAAAGATGAGTAAAATAAATGCCATCATTACTATTATTTTCAGCTACACTTTTATTATAAAACCAAGGAAAATTATTTGAAGTTAAACATTCTTTTATTTTTAAAAAAGATTCTTTATCTAAAAAATTATCTACAACTTTATATTTCATTTTTTAGGCAATATTATATTCCAATTTATTTCATTAACTATTTTAATTAAATCTACTTCTTTTAAATTATGTAATTTCATATATTCTATTAATTCTTTTGTATCAATTAAAATCCAATTTTCGTCATTTTCAAATAATACCTTATCTGCTTTACTTTGTGAATTTATTAATTTTCCATTTTTTCCATTAAAATTTTTTAAAAAACGTATATCAAATTTAAAATATTGATTTGATAATTTTTCTATTAATCCTTCTACTTGCCATTGATTATTTAAATTTTCATTCCATCTTACATTTGTAAGATATTTTTCTACAAACTTTGTATTACCTAAATTTAGGACCATGAATAAATATGGTAAGCGTTCTTCTTTCTCCTTTTGTAACAGGTGTTACACAATGATTTATTTGTGATTTAAACATAATCATGTTACCAAGAGTTTTTAATTGTTCAACTACATATTCATCATTTTGAAACAATTTGAAATCTCCCCCCTCAAATTCTTCAAGAGATAAATTTATTATTACAGTTAATTTGACATCAAATAAATCATCTTTATTTACATCTATATGCCAACCGTATTCAGAATTTTTTGAAGAATGATAAATATTTAACAAACACATATCTAGATTTGAAACGTCGTATATATCATATCCAAATTTGTATTTAGCTGTATGAACTATTTTATCATAAGGTTCTTCTAAAAAATTTTTAATTTTCTTCCATAAAATACATTTTACTAGAGAATTTTTTTTAAAATTTCCAAATTTGTCTTTAGCTCCTTTTTCTGGTAACTCTAATTGATCATAATTTTTATCTATAAATTTGTTTAATTGTTTTATTTCATTTTTGTGTAAAACTTTTTCCCAGTACCAGTATTGATGCAGATTACTCATTTTTTAAACCATGCAGGTAAACCTAAATGAGGTCTCTTATCAAAAATATTTTCTTTTGATCCTGAAGTGTTTATATTATTATAATGTAAAAATACTTGACCGCAATTTTCAAATTTAAATTCTTCTCTCCAATGTTCTAATTCATTTCCTCTATATATTAACATATCACCAGAGAATAAATTAATTTTAATTCCTTTAGATGTAGATGGTATATATTTTCCTTCTTTGTTAATTATTCCTTTTGATTTATTTGGTTCTAAAAAGATAGGCCATTGTTCCCCGCCTAAATGCATGGTTGTAGATATTTCACAAGAAAATCTATCTTTATGTCGATGTAGTATATCTCCTTTTTTATAAATTCTTGCATAGGAGTAATTTGGATTTAATTTTAATTCAGTAGTTTTTTCCATTACAGGAAGAAGTTTTATTAATAAAGTTTCCATTACAATGTCTGAATAATGTGAATAGGTATTTGGTACTTGGTCATCATTCCATATACCAAAATATTCTGTAAATGGATTTATGAAACGTGTATCAAACATTGTTTTTGCCACTTGTCTTTTCATCATGAAATAATCATAACAAAAATTAGCTAATTCTTTAGAAATTGCTTTTTTTATAACGATATATTTATTTTTTTTAAAACTCATAAATTATTTAAACGGACAACCAAGATTCCAAACTACAAGTGAATATCTAGTTCCTTCCGTAACTGGTTTTACTCTATGCCATACAAAAGATGGAAAAACAACTATAGATCCTCTTGGTAATATTTCAATACATTTTTTTATTGCAGGCTTACCATTTTCTTTATTCCTAAAATCAAACTCTAATTCTCCTCCCTTGTAATCTTTTGAATCAGATAATGAACAAGTTACCGAAAGTTTTCTTATTTTATTATGAAAATTAGTATTTTCTGGATTATTATAAGGGTTATCAAATGAATCTGCGTGCCAATCATAAAATTGATTTTTTTTGTATTTTGTAAATTGACATGATTCCGACCAATCCCATTCAAAATTCCAACCAGCATTTTTATTTGCCAAATGAATGTAGGGACAAATTTCTCTATAAATCCATGAATCGTTTAACCAAACAACATTAGAATCTCTTTTCTTTTTTAAATCTTTTATATCTTTTTTGGTTAAAATATTTTTTTTATATAGTTTTTCTGTTTGTTGCCCAGTCAATGCTAATTGATCTTGTTTTTTTGTTGCAAACTTAATTACATCATCACAAAATTTTTTTGACAAAACTTCTGTAAAATACCAATAATAATCTTTTAATATCATTATAATTGTTATTATTAACTATTTTTTAAATTTATCAAGCTTTTTCCCAAGCATTAGAAGTATAATTATAGAAATAAATTGTGTTTTCACCATCTTTTAAAAACCATTTTTGTCCATTTTCATCCCAAAAAGAAGCAAAAGGTGCTCCCTGAGGGTAAGTTAAGGGAGTGGGTAAGGAAACAGGCGGCTGCCAATCATCATTATTATTTAAAGTCCAAGATGGATATGGTTGTTTATTTATAAATTTGTCTTTATTTGAATCATAATACATTTCTGTACCTGCAAATTGTTTTCTAAAATTATTATTGTAAGAAGTTTGAACCCATTTAACTCCATTATAAGACAGTGGACATACTGTTTCAAAATGTTTTGCTGCTTGTTCTGAAAGTTCTCCACCATTATTAGCTATATCTTGATTACAAGCAACAACAACTCTCAATACTATATTATTAGAATTTATTTCTGCAAAATGAGCCATATTTTTAACTTAATGTTAATTGTCCACTTACAGTAAACGTTAATATTGTAGCAGATCCATCTGGAGCTGGACTTGTTGTTTTTGTGTTTGTTCCAGGAGATACAGAAACAGTAGGTCCTGCAGGTCCAGGAACTCTTAAAATTACCATTCCAGATCCTCCAGCTCTACTTCCTCCAGGTCCACCTCCACCCCCACCACCAGTATTTGTGTCTCCATTTTGAGCACCGCCTCCACCATTTCCCCCACCACCAGGTCCACCATTTCCCCCATTAGCATTAAAAGTCCCACCTCCGCCTCCTCCTGCTTTTGTAACTGATGAGCCTGTTATTGAATTAGCTGATCCATTACCACCAGGTCCTCCTTGACCTTCTCCTGCACCGCCAGGTCCTCCAATTGTTCCTGCCGAACCTGCTCCACCTCCACCTCCGCTAGAACCTTGTCCGTCTAAGGTAGATGCTCCTCCATCGTTTCCTTGAGGTGGACTTACAGGTGGTGTATTTCCACTTCCGCCAGCGAAACCAGGAGGGTTGGATCCACCTCCACCACCACCAGATCCTCCAGGATTACCTGCTTCTTCATTTCTTCCTCCTCCACCTCCTCCTGTGGATGTAATTGTACTAAAAATAGAATCTTGTCCTTTTTGATTTGCAGTATTACTAGCTGGACCTCCGGCTCCAACAGTAATTGGATAAGTTCCTGGAGATATAGATTCTTTTGTTCCTCCAGGAAAAGATGTTCTAAATCCTCCACCTCCGCCCCCTCCTGAATAAGCTGGATTTCCTCCGTTTTGTCCTCCACCTGCTCCTCCTCCAGCGACAACTAAATAATCAAAGCTAGTTACTTTTGCTGCACTTCTAAATTGTCCTATTGATATTTGTCCAGATGATGGGATGGGACCGAATGGAGCTGAAGTGCCAGGAGCCACAAAAGACCCACCACTATAATATTCTGAAATTTCAATTGGATTTGAACCGCCAAATTCTGTTTGAATGTTTGAAAGTCCAACGTTTGTTGAAGGAACAGGCATTTTTTAAGCCCTCCTTTTTAACAAATTTATTTGATTTTGTAAATTTTTAACACATTCAATTAACAAACATGTTAATCTATCGTATTTGATTGCCTTAGTCCCATCAGGCCTAGTACCTACTATTTCTGGTAAAACCTGTTCTACTTCTTGAGCAATAACTCCTACATCTTTTTTTCTATTTAAATAATTATCTTCACCACCTCTTGAATCCAAAAATTCTTTTTTCCAATCAAAATAAACACCATTTAGTTTAGAAACTTTACTCATTGGATTTGAAATTAAATTAATATTTTCTTTAAATGCGATATCTGAAGAAAAAAAAGCAACAACATCGTTTGTAGCTCTAATAAGTCCAGTAGTACCACCAGCTGGAGTGCCTACTCCTAAAGAATCGACTTCAACATCAGCACTCGTAATAATTTGTGCCGCTCCAACAGAACCTGTTGCTAATTTTGCTTGTGTAATTGTAGATTGTGTAATTTTAATAGCTGTAACAGCATTTGTTGCAAGTCTTGCTGTTGTAACTGCAAATGAAGCAAGTCTTGCAGAAGTGACTGCAAACGATGCAAGTTTACCAGATGTGACTGCAAGATTTTCTAATTGAGCTGTAGCAATTTCTCCAGATAATGTATCTAAATCAACTGTGTTTATATTTGTTCCGTCTGCGAAAACTATTTTAATACTTTTATCTGTTGCTGAAAAAGTTGTTCCTGTTCCGCCTGCTTGTTTAAATTCTACTGTAAATGCACCCGACGTTCCGTTTTGAACAATATAAGTTTTTTCAATACCTGTTGGAACCGTTACAATTTGATTTCCTGTAATTGTTCCTGTTAATTTTACAACAGCATTTCTTGCATTAGATAATGCAGCATTATCCATTGTAAGAGCTGTAGTTTGAGCTCCACCTGCAATAGATATAGATTGAAAACCAGCAATAGCTTGTTGTACTAAATTTAAATTTGTATTTGTTTTATCACCCCAAGTACCAGCATTTTCGCCGGTTACCATTAACTCTAGTTTGAGGTCTGTTGAAAAACTTGATGCCATTATTTGCTCCTATTTAATTAAATTAATACATTTATGCAGCTAAGTCAACT